TCAGGAGCATTTCTGATTAACGCCACCGTTAAGAATCCACCCTTCAACAGCTTCACGAAGGTATGATTTGGGGTGGGTTCTGACTGGCTTCGGAAATCCGTGCCGTTTGGTATAGTTCCAGATTGTCTGACGTGATGAAACACCGAGCTTGTTCATCACTTCTTTCTCAGGAATCAGGATGGTATCGGTCATCTTAATTCTCCAGGCAAAAAGAAACCGCCATATAGCAGCTCTATCAGATATGAACAGGCCTCATCGAGTGTGAGGCGGTGTGATTTCTTTATTTCCACTCTTAATGTTTGTCAGTGAATGGTTTCCCCATCTCCATTAATGCCTTATTCATCTCATTTCGTAACTCTATAGCCATCCTGACGGCTTCAACTTGTGCAGGATGTCGGTTAATTGCTGGAGAATATCGTCTGGAGCGAAGGATTGAGAAAATAAAGATAATGCAAGCAACTATCTGAATTGCATTACAAGTTATTGATATAATGTGAATTTCAGCCATCTACTACCCCAAAAAAACCGCCATCAGGCGGCTTGGTGTTCTTTCAGTTCTTCAATTCGAATATTGGTTATGTCTGCATGTGCTATCTGCGCCCATAGCATCCAGTGGTCATAGCAGTCATTGATGTTCTCTGCTTCGATAACTCTGTTGAATGGCTCTCCATTCCATTCACCTGTGACTCGAAAGTGCATTTATCATCTCCAAAAAACAAACCCCGCCGTAGCGAGTTCAGATAAAAGAAATCCCCGCGAGTGCGAGGATAGTTACTTGTTCATATTATTAATCGTCAATGTATTTTGAGCATTGTGGGCAATCATCAATCCCACAATACGATTCATATGCATCCTTTATTGCGTCGCGGGCTTCAGTAAGAGTATTGAATAAGTTGCAGCTATTATCTTTTTGATATAGGTAAGTTCCTAATTTATAAGCAGAAGAAGCATCACTTCCGCTGTCTAAAATTACATCGTTATGGATTCTGCACCTTGCAAGAATTCCTGATCCCATAAGGGTCTGCATAGCCCATTGCTCTTGATCTTCACACAAATCATGAATGCTCATTTCAACACCTCTCTTCACGTTTCACACACGTTAAGATTAACAGTGTTTTTACATGCTTTGGAAGATTTATTTTATAAAAACTCTTTTAATACAAATAGATATAATAGTTCACTATTATAGCTCCTTTAATCGAGGCGGTTCTGGTAGAGGCATCCAGTGGGTTACCTCTTTGAGATACAGGTCTTCGCCATCACCGTCATCCCAAGTTGGATTGCCATCATTAAACCAGTCGCCATATACGCCGACCTGAGTGTTGGGGATGTTTGGTGGGTAGTTGTTTTTAAAGTCAGCTGCTAACACATAGCATTGTCGCTCTCCCATTTCTGGCATTCGCTCACTACAGCTTATCCAACCATCCGGAGTTACCGGAGAGTTGCCATTTACCAAGTCAGCTCGAACATATAGCGTGTCATCATGGTGCTGATTGTGGCTGCACCACGTTAATTCGCTTAACTCGCCATCTTCTGGCCATACTCCAGCTGTTTGCAGCCAGATATGGGCTGGCGCATCTTGGCAAGGTGTATTAACTGGCAACTTGTAAGTTTGGCTTACAGGTTGGCTACCCTGAAGCATGGCAGCGTGGCAGGCATCCTCTACGCCCTTAACTGCATCTGCGCAGTAGTTATAGCGATTGCATTCCACTAACTTCTGCTTGAGATTTTCAATTGCTTGCGCGACATCAGCCTGTATTGGCGGAACGGCTGTCTGCTGCTCTCGAACGTCATTAGTCGCTATCGGTTCTGCTGCCAACTGACTGGCATATTTGTTAATGGTAACGATAAGCTCTTGCTCAGCCTCATCCAGACAATCACCAATACCTCGCCTGTCACCGTCAAAATCATCGAAATCTGCACGAATCCTGGCAACCTTCAGGATTGCGGACAACACCTCACTAGGAATTACCGGATAGTTGGTTGACGTTTCCGCGATTTCCCGAAAATTATTGGTTGACGAATTCTTATTTTCCCGAAAGTTTCCGGACTGAAGCATGGCGGCGCGGCAGGCGTTCCAGCCAGCTGTTCGCCCAAGCGCGTAAACTTCAGATGGCTCAAGATAATCAATGTCATGCCCGTCCTCATCGTTGTTCTCAGGTAATGCAGCAGGTACTACCGGTACTGGCGGAGCGGCGTAGACTTCAATAATCCCATTATCAATAGGCCATTCTCCATCCTTGAGATAGTCACTTGTGCCGTCAACTTGCTGTTCAGCAATGTGGAATGCACCAACTGGCTCTGCCTCAAGCGAGGCCAGTGCAATCCGTGCCAGTTCCATTTGTTCGCCACGGGTAAGCCCGTTTTCAAGCGGATTTTTAATGAACAATTCAATACGTTCTTTGGTAATAGTGGTCATGTGTTACTCCTTAACCCGCAGTGCTTTCAACTGATGAGGGGAACAAAATCTTTTCATCAAACCCTGCATTCATATCATGAACAGCAACACACCAATCCATTGACGAACGATTATCAAGAGCCTCCATGATTTCATCCATGCGGCGTAGGTCATACAGGTAAATGCTTTTATCGCCAATGGTGTAAAAACCAATTTTTTTCGGTGACGGGCAGCGATCAAGAACGTTCTGTAATTCGCTCAACCATGCTTGTTCTTTTTTTGTCAAAGTTGCCATATCACTCTCCTTTGATGCGAATGCCAGCGGCGCGGGAATCATTCCATCGCTTTACTTCTTCACGAATTACGTCAATGCATTCTTTCGAATCCATTAGGTAATCTTCATCAAAAAGACGTTCCTGTTCGTTTTCTATCGCAACAATGATTGCTTCAACTAACTTTTGTGCCTGAGAACCACTTTCTAACTCTGCAATGCGCTTCTCTGCGGCCTCTGCCCTGCATTGTTCCCGTTGGAACATTTTGTGGGTGCGGTCGAGCGCCTCAAGTCTGGCTGCTGATGTTTTCTGTTCTGCTTCAAGCTCAACGCGCAGCTTCCCTACCGTTAGCGCAATATCCTCGTTCTCCTGGTCACGGCGTTTGATGTATTGCTGGTTTCTTTCCCGTTCATCCAGCAGCGCCAAGACGGTAGCCGGATTGGCTGCGGCGATGAATTCAGCATCACGAGATTCGTTTTCACTTAACACCATAGCTATTTGCTCATGGTTTATGCCGTCAGTGGAGTAAATCTCATCGTCGAATTCAACAGCCCACTTACCTTTCGTAGCCTTCTCCGCCGCCTCACGCAGTGCATGGTAATCAATCTTGCTCACTGGTTGCCTCCTTTGCTGGGCCTTCTAACTTCTGAGTGGTTGTATCAAACTCAAACAACTTAACCACGTCATCAAACAGGACATAATCGCCATCAGAATCTTCAGTCATGTCAGCGCCACAATCCTGACCGCACGAGTCGCAACCTCCCATATCAAGCTCGTATCGCTTCAGGTTTGCGATATTTGATAAATTCAGCGCCAGTACAGCCAGGTCATAAACCTCTTCGGCGGTATACCCTGCACCATGCCCATACATTTCAATGCGGGATATGATTTCTTCTACCCGTTGTTTTGTGATCGTCATTTTTGCTCCCCTCCCTGTTCTTCCAGAAAAATACGCATAGCCTCAAGCATCTCTTCGGTGTCATACGGAGACAGCTTGTCACGCAGGATGTGTTCAATGCTGTTAATGAACTTTCGGATTGCTTTGCGTTCAATTTCGGTCAGGAAAGCATCGGTGGCTGGGGTGTCTGATTGCAGAGACTTTGCGCGATAGTCATTCCACCCTCTTGCATACATGGGATTAACTTGCACTCCATCTTTTACGCAATATGCCTGACCTCCACGGTTGATAACCTTGATTTCGTCCATTGCGCCAGACTTCAGCCCCGCATTCTCCGCCGCCAGCTCCGCGCACTTGGCCTCCGCTTCAGCAAATTTACGCACCAGATATTCAGCGTTTGTTTCGTTAACCTTTAGATCTCGTGGGATGCATTTACCTTTCAGAAAACCATCCATCTCAATTAGTGACATTTGTTTCATTTCTTGCCACTCCGCCACATCGCATTCAGATATTTGTTTTGATTCACTGAAGGAAAAGAATTTCTCTTAAGCAATTCCTCTCTCGATGGCATTGGCTTTACGCGTTGGCGAATAATCATTTCTGCCGGAAGAATGCCGGGATTGTATGCAAGTCCTCTCATGGTAAATTCCTCAGTCATTACTGATAGCGCCATAGCGTGAGCGGTAATTACGCAGGCGCGGGTCGATATATTCAGGGAAGTGGGTATATGTGGCTTTGCGGAATGGTCGGATTGATGTCTGGTAAATTCGCTCGCGTTCTTCTTTCTCTGCAAGCCATATACAGTGGCGAAATTCCTTTTCCTCTTTCGTTTCCTGCGGTAGCGACATTATCCGATCGTAGTTTTTTCTGAATTTATCCAGCACCTCCGATACGGAATTGCCGGAACAGCGGCGCGCGTCATCCGCACCATACAGAGGCGCTGGCAT